CATCAGCAAGCAACGCATCATCTTTGGACAAGTATCCACCCTCTTCCAATTTGTCTTTGACTAGTTTTGCCGCTCTTCTGTTCCTTCCTTCCGGTGTAAACGCTTGTGCGGCATCACCAGTTTTTCTTGCCATAGCTCGCGCCAAGGTCAATGGCGCAAGAATTCCACCACCTATCTCCCCGATCAAGCCTGCGGTTTTATTACCTGGTGCGACAGACTCTGCGAGCGCTCCCCCTGCTCCTGCACCTCCTGCACCACCTACTTCAAGTGCAAGCATACGCCCAGGTGATTTTGCAGTATCCTTGACCATGTCGGTCAATATGTTCTTTGCAACAGATCCGCTTGCCACGGTTGGTGCAGCAGCTTGAGCGGCGCTTAGTCTCGATGATACACCAAAAAAAGGTGCTGCCATACCAAGTGTATCTCCTGTTGTTCTGCCTGCGCGAGCGTATACTCTTTGATCAAATGGCAAGTCTTCTGTTTTTGGCGCTGCCATGCCAAGATCCCTCAAATTTGATTCAATTGCTGGGCTGCTTCCAAAAGCAACATTTCCCTCGGGTACAAGTCCAACCTTCTCAAGCACAAAGTTTGCTAAGTCAACTGCTTTTCCAGGTAAAGTAACCAGTCCTGTTTGTAACTGCAAACCATAAGTTTTTATTTTTTCTCCAGTTGTGGATGGTTGACTTAATCGATCAAATTTACGAAGAGCCGCTACCGCATTCTCTCTTGCTTCACCCGTAAGCTTCCCATCGTTGATTGCTTTGGCAATTATCTCCGCTTCTCTACGATCTTTTATATTATACATATTATTTAGGGTCAAATTTTCTAAGTAGGTCTTCTTCTGTCTTCGCTTCACCCTGCGTAATATCTCGCTCGATTATTTGTTCTAAAGATGCAGCTATGGCAGGAAGTTTTTGTAAGTTAGAAAATGCTACTGCCCGTTGAGTTTCAGTCCCCATGCCCGTAGAAATCAATTTCCGGTCTGCTTCTACTTGTCTTCTTAGCAAAGCTGGTAAAGCTTTCATTTTTGCTCTCATTACCGGGTTGCTATCAGATGTTTGTGGTAAAATTTTATTTATCTCTTGTTGCGTGTAGACAGATCCTTTGTCACTAAGCGCCTTAACAAATGCAGGCCGAAGTTGTTGATTTAGTACCTCTACTTGCGCGCGAGCTTCCACGTTTTCTTCAAACAACGATTCGCCAGCAAAAAATTCCGTAAACTTATTAACCAAATTCTCGAAAACTCCTGCTAAATCACCTTGTGCCGCTTCATCTATATCATCTAATTGAACAACAGGTTCGCCCGTGCTTTCTGTTGGTGCGCCAGAAGCCCTAAGTGCTGATTGTATTTGTTCATCTTGACTTTTTAAGAAACCAGCATCAGCTAACTCCTTCGCAGTGTTTGCCCTGAGATTTTCAATTTGGGCTTCTAGTTTTTCTCTTTCCAATGCGTCTGTCGAATTATTTAATTCATCATTTAATCGTAAAATCTCTAAAGCGTTCTTTGCCAAAGCTTGTTCTGCGCCTGATGTTTTCAACTTTTCTTGAGCTGCTCGATCTTCAAATGTTCTCTTGAAAAATTCGTTTCCTTGGGAGAGTTGTTTTTTTTGCTCTTCAAGAATATCAAGTTGGGAACGTATTTTTTCTTTTTCGTTTTCGCTTTGGGTTTGTAAAAGATCGGCCTCTAGTTTTGTCTTTTTATTGATATAATTTTGCGCAACCATCTTTAAGCCACTTGTAGCTATTTCATTTTCAGAAGTTAAATTTGCAACCCTTGCTTGCGTTTTTGCCATGTCAGCTTGCGATTGTGCCAAAAGAACCTTCGGCAATTGAAACAATCTTTTTTCTTGCTCTTCAATAAACGCAACCTTCTCAGCAGAAGATTTGTTTGGATCATTTAAATACTCTTCCGCCATTGTTTTTTGCTCGGGAGATAAAACGCCTGCTTGTACGTACTCAGGCATTCCATTCAACGCAGACTTTACGCGAGCATCAGCTTTCTTCTGCTTCTCCTTATTCAGCCCGTACTCCTTGATCATGCCCCCGACTTCTTTCCCCAACCCTGCGAACATTTGTCCGCGAGCGCGTCCCGCTTCTATGATTGGTCGAGTATCGACCCGTGATAGCGCTGATCCGTAATTTCCTCTAAAGAATGGTGTAGCCATATTGTTATCTCCTTATTTCTTCAGTAAAAGTCCGGTGGTCAGTCCCCCACCTAGCGAACCCAAACCGCTAAATATACCCGCTTGCGCAGTTGCTTTTGCCGCTTGATCGGCAATCGCCAAGTTCGCGGCATTGGTTGCCTGGTTCTGTATAAAGCCCAAGCCCGCTTCCGGGTTCAAGTATTGCGGACTAGACTGTAATCCGTATCCGGCTTGTCCAAATACGCTTTGTCCTTGTTGCAATGCCGTTCCTCCTCCTCTGCCCAGTATCGCTTGGAACGGATCGAGTGAATCGCGATCTTCCATTTGCTGAATTCTCGAAGCGGCATCCAGGTATCCGAGGAGTCCTTGCATACGCAAGCTTTCGCGCAGTCTCTCGGAATCCATCTTCGTACCCACGTTGAATTGATCCGCTCCCATTCTGCGCGTATCGTCCGCGGTTTGTATGCCCGCTTCCTGACCAAGTACGGATTGTGCGAATGCGCGGTTCTGCATCTTGCGCTGATTGTCCTCCAGTACGCGAGCTTCCGCTTCATCGATTGCCGCAGATTGGTCAAAGGTACGACCCATGAGCGTAGACCTTGCTCGCGCTGCTTCCGCAATCTGACGCTCTTCACGCTCAGTCAGCCCCTGACCAAGCGCTTCTTGGGCTTGTGTCATGAGTCCTTGGCGTAACGGATCTGCTTGGACTCCTTGGGACGCTACTTTCTCAGGGTCGGATATTCCGACGTCTCTGAGCAAGTTGCCCTTTTGTTCCTCGATGAGATCCTTCGCGCCTTGCATCGCAGTTTGCGTGCCTGGTTTGTAATCCTCCATGATGTCTTGGTACAGACCGGATAAGCGGGACACGTCCTGCAAATCAGCTTCCCTTTGGCGGGATAGATTGCCTCGTTGTATGTCTTCGGCTAACGTCGAAAGTCCTTTAAACTCTCCTTCTCTAAATCCTGCTTGATCATCCGTTTGTATGGTTTCGACAAAGGTATCTCCTACTTCGTCTGCAAGTCCCGCATCCACGTCCGCTTGCGTTGCGATACGTGTTTCAAATCTTGTGAGGTCGCGAGTGTCACCCAGTATGTCAACCATCCCGTCACCTCGGCGCATAGAGGGTATGGTTTCGGTCTGTCCTGCTTTGCTCAGGTCGGTAATGATGTTGCCTTGATCGTCCGTTGCGAAAACGGGTTCTTGAGTAGTCGCAGTTTGCCCTGTCGGAACGTCGTAACTTGCATTCTTGAAGGACTGTCCCCTAGCACTTCTCTCAAATTGTGTACGAGGATTAATACCCTCACCCGAAATAGATTCTGAATGAAGCAATTGACCTGTGTGGGGATGCCGTACCTGAACAGAGTAAGTAACATACTTCCCCCCCATTCCAGATTGTCCTGTTTTGATATACTCAATGTTTGGTGGCTGTCTCTCAGTCGTAGCTTCACCCGGCACGTCTCTTTGTCCCGTGACTAATCTTCCCTGCTCGTCATAAGTTCCCGTGACTTCTTCAGTCTCTCCCCCCAACAACGTCTGCCTCAGAATATCCGTATCCGCTTGGGCGGTTTTTTCGCGTATGCTCTGCTCAAGCGGTAACAAGCTTTCCAAGCTACCTACGTCTGCAAAGTCACCCGTTCCCTTGAGGAACTCAGCTTGCGCCTTTAACGCCTCTGCCATCCCTTCCCCATAGGAAGGTTGCTCAGGATAATTGATATCGGGACTACTCATAACGTTCTTCTCCTAACTTGTTCGCAACTAAAGTATTTTACTGGTTTGTTCTTCACGTGCCTCATCCATCCGATCCACGGAAGTGGATAAGGCATTCGTTCTATAAATTCTTTTATCGCGCCCTCACCTACTGCGGTTCTGACGTACCATGCATCAGGATCTTTCACGTCCCATTGCGCGTCAGGATTGCCCTGGTCGCGTCTTACGGGCTTTCCGAATATCAAGCTATGCGGAGTCTTGAACACGTATCCGCGATCCATGTACACCGCAATGTCCTTGAATAGATCCGTTCCGATCTTCTCGTATAGTTCGAGCGCTTTGAGTAGTACGTTCACGTGCTTACCGTTGCTCCCAATGCCACTCGTTTCCAATTCGTTCCGTCATCTACCGCCAAGCACTTGCTCCCCCCGTCTCCGTCCGTACAGAACACTACCCTCCCCGCAGTTCCCGCGCTTGGCAATGCGCTTACCGCATAACTTGGAAGAGTTATCAATACACCGCTCATCGCTCCTCCGGTAACGGAGATCGAATTGCTCGCTTGCGTGGCAATCGTGCCTAGACCCAATGCGGTACGAGCGTCACTCGCATTTGCGCTCCCCGTACCTCCGTTGGAGACTGCAATGGGAGTTGCAACGCTTACCGTAGGTGTGCCTAACTGATTTAACGCAGCAGCCGTGACCTCAACGCCCGTGGCAAAGGTAAACCCTCTTGTGACTGATGCTGAGATTGCCATCTATGCAACCTCCGTTCTGATATTCGCGCCATCTTGGATCGCATCCAAGGAGACGTGTCTAAAGCTTGGTCTGCCCGCAGTAACGTTTATCTCGACTTGCGCCCCATACCCCCTTGTGCGTCCCGTACCGAAGCGCAGAAGGGCTTCTTCAGTCCCGCTTGCGGTATGACTCAGGACGGTAGTGGAAGCGTCAGGATCGAGCGTATTGACCTTGATGTTGAACGCATCATTGTTAACCGTGTTGACTCCCAATTGTCCGCGCCTCCAACGCTTGACCTCCTGGTTGCCCAAAGTGTATGCGCGAGTGACGAGTTTGCCCGCTATTGCGGTAGTTCCTGACTCGCTCGAACTTCCGATCTTGCGTCCACTATCGTCAGTAGCGTTTTCTTGCATCAAATACCATCCCGTATCGTTGCAAGCGAACAATCTGCGCCTAGGTGGATCAA